GTCAACGCCACCTCCTAAGTTTCTAGCACCATCCATAGTATATTGGTCAATACGATATTCCTTACGATGCTCTACCTTAGGACCAAATAAACCCTTCTTAGCAGAATCTAATTGAAGTGATTTTTCTGATTGTAAAACTCTAGGGTCATTTGCTCGATATTCAATTCTGTATCCGTCCCTAGTTGCTTCAACCTTATAAGATGAATAATCTCCCTGTGGAAAATTAATTACTGGATACTGCGGTCGAACAGCATTCAACAAATGACCTAGAACACCAATATGAGCAATACCAAATACCACACCTAACCCAATAGCAATATTCTTTGTAGAGAATCTTTTTGGTGGTGTGGGTGGTATTACTTCGGGAACATCAGTCTTTTTGTTGAATGCCATTTCACTGACCTTGTAGTTTTATATCCAAATCTTTCAACTCAGAGTAATATTCACAGGGATATTCCATAGCAACGGGTTCATCATAAATCATCATCTCTGTACGGCAAACACCATTGCCGATTTCCATATGTCCAACAATAAACAAAGTGAGTAACATCATGATTTTATACCGTAGGCATTACAGGTGGTTCTCCGTCTTTCTTAGGAGCAGTTGCGATTTGAATAGGTGCTTGTTCGATACGAATTGTCTGAGCAGGTGCAGTTTGTGCCGCGGCAGCAATCAGTTTCTCAAGGTCTGCTTTAGATACACCACCAGCAGCACCCATCTTCATTGTACCATCACCAGATTTCTTTGCAGTCTGGACTCCGAACGTAGCTAAAACACCTGTAAAAACGGAGGCGATAAAAGTGGGATCAAGTTTTTGCTCTGGAATACCAAAGGCAGGAGGAAGTTTAATATAAGCAAGAGTCAGAATACCACCAGACCAAACAAGAATACCAAGTCTGACCATAGTACTAATCGCTTCTAACTGACCTTCATGGTCGTCAGCAGCATCTTTAATTTTACCGAATAAACCTTTTTTCTTCTCTTCTTTAGGAACTTCTTTTACTTCTTCTGACATCTAGTGAGAGCAAGGCTCTTATATTTATGGTTTAAGTAGGTCTACTGTAATATTCGTATGTTGAATTTGATTAAACTTTTGGCAGAGAGCACTACTAGATTCATGTTCCCATTTATGATACGTTTTCTTTAGTTGTTGAGTGTAATCAGAACTGTCGCACATTTGCATTTCCGTTGCGACGATGGTCTTGATTAACACATCTCTTGTTAAATTGGACATTTTTAAATTTTGTTTTCCGACAGAGAATCCACCATTATTACACTAAAGAGTTTCGCAGGATTCTCCTCGGCTGGTTGTTTCCTAGTTGGAATGTTATTATTTATCCAAATAACCTTCCTCTACTAGGTATTTACGAGTGAGTGGAGTGGGTTCATATACTTTCCACATCTTTCCAGTCGCACATGCTTCCAGTGCTTTCATCGTCATACCTTCAGTCCTACCTGCCCATTGTGCTTCTGCTTCCCAGGGAACGGCACTTGCGGGATAGGTTCTTTCTGCCAAAGTTCTCCACAACATAGGAACTTCTTCTTCAGGTTTGATAATCGCAATCAAGGAATTTTTAATCGTCCCTGCCATACAATCCTGTGCAGCGTGCCATCCTTCATGCCTCATTACCATCATCAGTGTGCCAGGATCATCCATGTACATCCTATTCAGAAAAAAGTTATTGCCTACTGTATGATAGACACCACGATGTCCAATAGGAAAATACTTTTGATCTGCTAAAAACACCTTAACTCCGACCTGATTAAGGGAAGCAAGCATGTTGTTGAACTCAAGAGAAAAAGATGTATAAGACTCAGTATTGGGATACTGACTAGAAATATCCAGAAGACTAAAGACTTCTTTGACTCCATCGGTGCATTCTCGTAGGATCATACACCCCATAGAATCCATCGTATTGTAACCCTTGGTGATCTTAGAGTCTTCTGCAAGTGCAGGAACAGAAAGTGATACTGCTGCCAGTACACCCATAATGAGTTTTTTCATGATGCGTAATATGCCTGATAATATTTAACCAATCCAGATGTATTCACATTTCCTTGAGATACCCAATCATGAGCACACTCGGTAATACTTTGCATACTATAAACTGGTTCTCCAGTTTCATCAACTTCGGAACCAAACCTGCCAAGAAGAAGTGTATAGACTTTTTGCCTCAACTCCATTCTCTCATCACTATAACGCCAATCTTCGTTCATTGAAACTGACCCATACCATTACCAGAATTCCAACCACCAGGACCTTCATGAAAGTTCTCAGAACCACCTTGAGTCTCTGCTACTGTATTCCAATTTTTAGTTGCCAGTTCATACATGCGTTGATGAATATCTTCATCTTCAATGAGAATTCCAGAAGCAATAAGTTCTTCTTTCTGTTCTTCTTGTTGTTGTTTAATCTGTGCTTCTTGCTGAACTACATCCATTCCTTTTTCAGTGATTACTGGTGCACCAAACCATTCATCACTTTGTAGATATGTAGGAGCAGGAACACCAACATACGATTCTTTAAACTTTTCACAATCAACTACATCATCATCAACAGAACACACTACTTCATCAGTATAGGTGCCTGCCTTTTTTTGAAGCAGTGAGGTTTGTGTTTCGAATAACTGTTTGATTGCTTTGATAATCATGAGAATACGAATTTCTTAGTGTAGTTATAAGCATAGTGTTCACGATACCCCTTGATACCCCAACCTAACCAGTAATAGGCAGCAACCATATACTGATGTACTGGTTGACCATGACCTTCAAATTCAGGAAGAACTTTTTGGAACTGGGGTTCATTAATCATGTATCGCACTTGACCCTCAAGAGAAGAAGGGTCACAACCGTATCGACGGCAAAAGTTACCAAGTCCTTTGTAACGTCCAATAGAAGTCCACTGAATCAAACCATAACCACCACTATGACATTGGTTATAAGAAACTCTAGCACCTCCTTCACAGATATTTGCATGGAAGTTACTTTCGGATTTAATATTACCCAAGATCGTTGCTAGTGCATTACGATCTGAAATATTTGTCTTTTCTTGAAGTTGTTCCAGAACATACTTTTCGTTGTCATTGCAACCAGGACACTTCCAAGTCTTTTCAACAACTTCAATTGGAAGTGCTTTCTCTTCGTTGACACTTACATCAACAGCAGGAGGATTTTCGATCTGACTGATAAGTGGATATGCACAAGCAGCAGGTGCAACAGTTGCAAGCAAACCGAGAAGAATTTTATTGAACATTAAATTAGTAGAAATCGACATCCGTCACAAGAACATAATGCTCTTCACGGCACGGGATATTTAGTGACTCAATCGTCACCAAGATATTCCAAAGAATAAATCTCATGGTCTTCAACGTTGGGGTCCAACCATTCGGCAAACTCCGATTGAATCGCATGAGCATTCTCTACAGACTCTAGCATATCATAAGTCTCAATCTGACAGAGAGTGTGCATTCTGTCAACTGCCCAATCATGAGTCGTCTTCAGAGTGTCTTCCAAAGTTACCATAGTCTTTACGCATATAGCGTCCGAGAATGTTGCTATTATAGAACGCAGGACTCCCGTTGTCAAGTGCCTCAGATAAGACATTATTTAAGAACAACTGTTTAGTTTCTTCATAATTGCAAAGACCTTTAGTCGTATGCAAACTCAATATCTCTCTATTGAAATTCTCTTTATTATATAATTTTATATCTTCTTTTAATTCGGGACAAGAACCATAATACTTTTTCCAGTCTGATTCTTGTTTTACTTTTCTTTTCTTTCCAGGAGGTTTTCTAAAAGACCAGAAATACTTCCTCCCAAGGTATTTTCGTTGGTTGGACTTATTGGTAATGAGATAAACAAACCCAAAGTAGTCCCCAATATCATCAGAGTCAAAAACTTTCCCATCATATCTCCACGGATTCTCATAGCTCATAATATAATCTTATAGAGCTATTATTTATCTTTAACCGGGACAAACCTAGTCTAGCAATAAAAAAGGGGACTTGTCAAGCCCCCTGAGTATTATTTGAGTTTTGTATCAGAGACCCTTTGCGTGTCTTGTTTTACCTGCTGAGTCTGTATAGGTTTCTTTCTCACGTCTAGGAGTTACATATCCTACACCTTTTACAGCACCTGTTTGTCCAGCATCTCTGGCGGCATTTCTTGCTGCTGCTCTTTGTGCTGCTCTTTTACGATTTGCATCGTACCTTTTGTTGTTAGCAGCAATTCTGTCCTCATAGGAACCTTCATTAATTTCTGCTTCCATTATTGCCTCAATCTCTTTTGTGGTAAAGAGACCGGTTGCTTCCAGTTCTTCTTGACGAAGTGACTTACGACGTTTCTTCTCCATCTGCTTACGAGTAAGAACTTCTCCTTGACCACGATTAGCATCGGGGTCATAGTTATTTGGTGGAGTGAAATTACTTCCAAAAGCCTTGATGTTCTGTCTTACATTAGCAGTTTTTTGCTTATTACTCATACGACGTGAATCTTCTTCAATTGCTTCTAGTTCTTCCTTCTTCAGATTTGCCTTACGATACTCAAGATCGGCACGGGTGCCACGATCCATCTTACCCTGAGACTTGGGTTTGGTCTTACCACCTACATCAGGTTGCATACCAGGGTTTGCTGCCTTGACTCTGCGACCGTGGGTGTATTCAGCACCAGACTGCTTAGAGTCTCCGGAGACCATCTTACCACCCTGAGAACGGGAGTCGGCATATTCTTTATCTGATTGACCGTGCCTGCCCTTATAGACTTCCTCAACATCTTGAGGTGCATACACTTGATTGTAAAGTTCTTGAATTGTTGCAACGTCGTTGTAGTTCATTTGTTCTTTCCTTGCTCTATCGGTTACATAATCGGCACCTGCCTTGACAGCACCAGCACCAACAGAAACTGCCTTAGAAGCACCTCTAACCAGTTTCTTAAGTCCTCT